AACGGCACGTGCTCTTGCACGAGTATCTACTTTAGTTGTACTTGAGCTAATTGTAAAGGGTCCTAATGAAGAGCTCGCCTGGGAGCTATTAGGATAGTCTCTTAAGTTTAATGTAATTTGGGTATCTCCTGTTTGAGATATAAAATCTGGAATAAACCTTCTAATTTTCATTAGGAATTCTCCATCTCCTTGAAAGGTTGCTCCACCTTCTTTAGTAATCGTTATATCATAATCACCAGATTCTATATTAGAAGCAATAGCAGTAGTGGACCCACCTTCTATTTGATCGGTTCCTGTTTCATGTTTAAAGTAGGTAGTTCTTCCCTCAGTATTTCCAACAACATCATAAGAAGTATCAGTGCTGGCATCATAAGAAGTGCCGTGAGGGTTTCCAAAAACAGATGAATCTGCCCAAGTAGTTCTACTTAAACTGCTTGTGACCCAGATGGATCTTTCAGGAGTAGAATCTAAATAATTATAACTTACCATTCTATTAACAACGCTAGAACCTGAAGTGGGATAAAACCAGTATATTTCTCCAAAGAGATTATTTAAGCCGCAGTTTACTAATTGTTGAGCAGTCGTATTTAAATCATCAAACACATAATCTTCCACTAAACATTTCATTGATTCCAGTTTACCAGCGTATTTAAAAAATCCATTTTCAGACATCCAGTACGCTGCACCATCTACCTCGATTGCAGCATTCATTCCCAAAAGTCCACAGTTAGTTCCAACTTGTGCAAAGGCAAATACAAATGGAACTCCAACAAAACGCATAGTAAATGCAGCACTATCCGTCCAAACATAGGTGGCGTCTCTTCCTCTAACAGCTCCCATGATCCGTGATCCGTCGGCCAGTCTTTGTGATCCTGCGGTATTGGTTGAAGTAATAGCCCAGGTATTTATATCTTCTCTATTAGACCATCTTATAAACATATCATCTTGAGTAGTTGAGGTACCTACTGTTGTCTCTGTTCCAAATAAAACTAAGTGACGATCGGGCGTTGAAACTAACATATCTCTGGACGCTGTTGGTGCACCGCTAACAATGGTTGCTCTAGTAGAAGTAGCAGCTGTTGCATCTGAATCCCATTCAAAAATAGGTCCATTATGAATTAAAGCAATTAATTTTTTACCAAAACTATCCAAGGTCCATAGACCTGGATCAATTACATAATCACCACTCGCAGCTTCACCCCAGGCTATATAATCTGTGCTGTTGGTAACCGTTGCTCCATTGGCATGAGAATCTTTACTAGTATTTCTAACTTCTCTAGTTACTCCTGTTAAAGTATTACCACTAATTCCCGTATAAGAAATTTCTTCTGAACCAATTTGAATAAAACATGTTCCTGAAGAAGGGAATTGAGATGCATCGGTTAATACAATAGTTGTAGTTACATCATTAATAGCTCCATTAAGCGTGGTTGTAGCTTCTCCTGAAACCGTACCACCGTATTGTCCTAAACTCCAACCATAACCAGGAAGTTGCGTAGCGGGTCCTACAGGATAATAATATTGAACTCTAATACCTCCTGAAGTTGTAGCTCCCGATCCTGTTTCAGCGGATGCCATAGTAATAGTAATAGTGGTGGAAGAAGGAACCGTTGTAATCATGAATTTAACATCATTAAAATCAGAGGCGCTATAATTAGAATCAGTAATAGCTGTAAAGCCATCTAAATAAATAATATCACCAGCATTCATATTATGAGGAGATGAAAAAGTGATAGTTACTGTTGTAGACCCATTAGTAGTGGTGAAAGCATTCGTTAAAGTAGTTGTAGTTTTAATAGGATGGATGTCATAAAAAACACCTCCTGTATAGACATATAAAATTCTATTGGTTCCGATGGCTGAATACTTAAATCCTGAACTATTAATAAATTGGTGTTGGGCTCTAGCAGCTCCCGTTAGGAAATTTTCTCCTAACTGAGACCAACCACCTATTTTTTCAGGTGTACCATATCTAAATCGTACATAATCTCCCCCTGTCCACTGACCTTCTGCTCCTGTAGGGGTAACTTGTTTGTTGAAACCCGGTAAAAATTCTATTTTTTGTAACATTGAACTCCATTATATTATATATTCCTTACTGGTGGAATACCTAACATTGGCCTTTTGTCGAACCTGTTCTTTTCAGCAAAAGGACCATCTACATGGTTATAATGAAGAAATACTTGTGCGCAAGTATTACCTTCAAATGGTTCTCTCCAATGCTCTAATTCACATCCACTATATACTAACATATCACCGACTTCAAGTAGAACTTTTGTACCTTCTGGAGCGTTAGGTTTATGTATTTGTTTAAATTCATCTATTACGGAGTTAGCTCCGGTCCCATCTATGAATATAGGCCATGGATCACCTCCTAAATTAAGAGTACAGGATATTTCACAACTAGGTCTATCTTTGTGTCTTCTGAGTATATCTCCTTTTTTATAGATTCTTGAATATGAATAGGTTGGAATAAGATTTAGGCCTGTCTCTTTTTTCATTACAGGAAGCATCTTCACTAGTAATGTTTCCATAGCAAAATCAGCATAATGTGAATAGGTATTAGGTACTTGTACATCTGTCCAGGTTCCTAACATTCCATTATCAAATGTTACATTGTTTTTATACATCCAATCAACCGCATCTCTTTTTAAAAGAAAATAGTTAAAGATAAAATTGGCCAGCTCATAGGAGAGTGCCTTTCTGATTACTGCATATTTATTGAAATCCATCTTGTATAAAATTAAAACTTATTGATATTCTATTCTCATTAGATTGATTAGGTTCAACTGAATGCCACAACCAGGCTGGAAAAAGTATGGCTCTATTTTCTTGGGGTTGTAAATGTACATCTCTCCATAAATATTTAGGAATTTCTATTTTTTTTCTAGTAGGCATACAGGTTTGAATACCTGGACGTGGGTCTTGACATATTAAACGTCCACAGTTAGGCGGGGTTTTAATATAATAGACTCCACTAAATAAAGCATTGGGGTGTACATGAGGTTTATTGTAACCCCCTTGATAATTTATATTAGCCCACATATTTCCTAATACAGCTTGTCTATCTAAAAATTCTTCATTAAATACCTGATGAACCATTTTAAATAACTCATCTACTAAAGGTTTATATTCAGGTTTTTCATGCATATTAGTCTCGCTATGCCAGCCATTGACATTTGTTTTTTTAATACCTTCATTTTGTTTAGACCATTCAATAATATTTTGAGCCATTTGATTTGTATCTAATTTAAAATCTTCTGCGTATATAATAGTTGGAAAAAATCCTTCTTTAATCATCTAAAAGGTTTACCTCCGAACCAAACAACTAATGACTGTCTAACTCCTCGTCTAACTTTGTTAACTCTATGATTTAAAAAGGATGCAAAAATAATTGCATGGCCTTGTTTTAATTCTGCATATTTTCCTGGGGCCATAACTTCTAAGTCGCCACCTTCAAATTCTGCTGGATCATTTAATAAAACTGTCATTGATATTTTTCTAACCGGTGGTTCGTGGGCCATGTTCACATCACAATCCATATGCCAGTCATAGAACCCTCCTTCAGGATATTCTGTAAACTGTGCATTCTCCGTAATTCTAATATCACCAAAACCAAAATGAGTTTCATTACATTTTTGAATAAATTTATTTAAGTCTTGGTACATATGCCCCATTTCTTTAAACGGTATCCAAGATATTGTAGTCACTCTTTTTTTCGTATCCGTTCCACCCCCTGGCTTATTCATACCAACTTGTGCAGTCTGTGGTTTCTGTTTTCTACCAGCTTCTATAATTTGTCTGCATTGATCAGGTGTAAATAATGGTGTTGTAGTTTGAACTATCCAACTTTTCCATTTAGGTTCTGTTATTATTTGGTTCTCGTACATTATGATACTCCTCTATTTCTAATTGGGTCATACTCTACATCCATGTTACACGCTAGTGTTCTTCTATACCCTGGTCCATTAAATGGATACACGCAATGTCTCATGTCATATGGGAATATAAAAAAATCTCTTTCTTTAATTTCTGGTTGATAATCTATATTTGCAAAGTGTCCATTAACTGAACCGAGTATTTGTAGTCTACCATTTTGTGGTTGGTCAGCGGCTGAATATTCTACACCATAAGACTCTGGTAATTTTAAAATCATTACACTTGATAGACCCGTAAACAATGTTCCTTGATGCACGTGCACTGGATTGTATTCATGTTCAAACATAGTGTTAACCCAAATAGAATTTAAATGCATGTTATATTTTTTTATTTTATTCCAATCTAAATAATGACGCATTTTTTGTTCAAACCATTGTAATACATTTTGTGGTAAATGATTATGTTTAGTCATCTTAACGGTGTCCTGACCATTATAAAATAAGCTATGTTCTTTTTCAATCTTACCAACTAATTGTTTATTAGCAGGTTTTAATTCTGGGTATTTAGTTTCATAGATATGATTAATAATATTATAAACATCTAAAGGCACTTGATATCTCAGTACTGATTGTCCTAAAAATATAATCTTAAAATCTGATGTGTCCATATTTTTCTCTAATACGTTGTGGTATCTTTTCTATGTAAGGATTGTACTCTTTCATAATTTCTCCTGTTTTTATATTATGCATATTTTTACCAACTATGCTATCATTATATACCATTCCATTAATATTAATTTGATCTAGATCAATAAATCTATGGTTAAAGTAAGGTTCCTCTAAAAAACTATATACTTCTTTAATATATTTTTGAGGATCGGTTACTAGGTCATCATACTTTAAATAATAACAAAGATTTTTATGATTAAAGGAATTTTGAATTCCTTTAAGTTCTTTAGCGACCGCTCCATTTTTATTCATAATCATTCCTAGTTTTTCATCATCATTCTTTAAACCATGTCTATTGGGAAAAGCATCAGGGTTTTCTGTATACCATTTCATATAAGATGCCAATACATCCACTACATCTCTAAGTAAAACAATGCATTTAAAAGGTCGTTTAAAATGTTTTTGCACTAAGGCAAAATTACCCTGTGTCATTACAGGTCCACGATCAATAATTATTGATTGAGGCCAGTCTTTATAATAAAGATCATAAACAACATCTAGAACATTGTTTAAAGATTTATGGTCTGGAAAATTTTGAAACACATCTTTATCTTTTAATAAAAATAAATCTTTCATTATCTCTAATGTAATAGAATTAGCTGTCACTACCAACTCTGGATTTTGATTCATGATAGATGCAAACAAGGTATTTCCTGACCTTGGCATCCCCATTAAAAAGAAAAGTTTTTTATTTTTCTTTGGCTCCGAGATCATGAGATAACTGTTCTTTCTTGTTATAAATCATTTCTCCTGATTTTTTAACTCTTTCTATAGTTTTTAATTGACCTAATACATTAAATATTTCTGGCTGTGAAGAACCAGATGATAATGTCTCTGCTTTGTTTTTCATAATGTGATGATATGATTCTAATTGATGTTTATTAACATCTTTGTCATCAAAAGAACCATCATTAAATTCTTTCTTTAATGCAGACCACAGTTTAATTTCTCTCATTCTGTCCCTAGCTACCAATTGCATGTTAGCTAAACCATATCTTTTTTCATCTATGTCTATTTGATAGAGCTCTCTTTTTATT